TATGGGCAGACGCCAAGATCATTTGATTCAAGACCGTGACTAACGGGTGATTCCCTCTCAGGGCGGCACGGTAGGATTGGACATCCAAGTCTGGGAACTTTCTAAGGAAGCTACCAGTCAGTTAACACTAACTGGAAAGCGTCCTTTGGAAAGCGCCCAAAATCTCGTTTGACTAGCCATTTTGCGGCCTCAATATGGAGGTGTCTTCCGACATCTTCAATTGAGCCAGGGGCTGAAATCAGCCCTGGTCGCTGCAAAATAGGGATACCGAAGAACTGCTCCACTCAAAGAGCGGTGTAGTTCCCCGTATCCTTGGCTTTCGCCAACTGGTCGAACACCATGTATAGCTTAACGACTCGCACTGCTTACGCAGGCTTGCCGAAAGGTTTATATATGGCTGAGATTTGTTCCGGGTGCCGGTCTATCTCTAGGTCCCACCCATGGTGTCGTTGCGTTACTAGATAGTTATGTAGAAGGGAATATCTCTTCCATACACTAAATAGGCCGGCAATACTAAACCCTGTTACTTCAGTCCCTTTACGGATCCATCTCTTATTTCAGGGATGGGCATATTGGGACTTGGTAATAGAGTCCGGTATTGCTGCGCAACAGCTGCATCGGCAATAACAAATCATCTCGTAGCAAGGCGTACGACATAAAGTGCGGGAAACCCGCTCTTAATGCCGCCACCCTAACTATGAGGTGATGAGTTAAAGCCATTGCACACCATGATGAATATACTACCATAGGTTGCCCTGCTGCATATCTTACAGTAGGATTTCCTTTGGGGTTATATTCATAGCCCACTAAGATGTGCGCCCAAGCAACAGCCTTTTCTCGTCGAAAACAATCTTTCGATTACCCGTTACCAATGGGCATCGATCGGTTGTATTAGACAGGTCAAGACTGTGGAATGGACGGAGAGAGAGAAGACAAGAGTAAAAGCAAATTGCAATCACCCTTGTTTTCCGCCTCTTTATCACTAACGTAGGAGAGTTTCCTAAAAGAAGACGTCTTAGGCGGAAAGATAGTCGCCCATATACTTGCCAAGCTCAGATCGCCGAAACGGCCAACCATCAAAGCATCTATGACTTTTGCCCAGCTTGACTCCCCCCACTACTCTATCGAGTAATGTCTGAGGGAGCAAGGTAAGCTCAGTCACAGACGTTAAGATGGCTTGTCCCAACGGTCCTGACTTGGTAGTTTGTATGGAACCGACTCCAATCTGCCTTTAATCTATGGATCCCCAATTGTCTACACTCATGGTTTAGTTCCTTTACCGTAATGGTATCAGAACCTTTCCATGGTGAGATAATTGGAGTAACATCCAGTTTAGCCCCAAGGCGTATACCTCACAATGCCACTAACAGTGTCATTAAGAGTTTTATTCCTTGAGCTTTCACTAGATGTTAGCTCTTTCAAGGAGGATAGCTGAATAGGCCATCCCTCTTTAAGAGCGACCCCATCGATCGCGTCCAGGGGATGTCCTGTGAGATAGCGAATCACAGATAGGCGACATTTCTCAATGTAGCCTACCGTGAACGCTAAACCACGTTCATCAACCAGACGTAAGACGATCTTGAAGTACTCCTCTACCAATGATCTTTTAGTAACCATAAGCTCAGATAAATAGAATGTTTGATTAAAGTGATTAACTTCACTATTGGTCGCAACATTAATTTGTTTGTAGCTTTTATTTACTAAAAGGTACATCCAGCTTTGGGTTTCGTCCATCTTCGGTGGAGTTAGGGGGCTAGCCTTTCCCCGAATGAGATTGCAACATCTCTGATGGCGCTACTTCCCAAGGCCGGAGAGTCGTTTCGAGTTTCTGTGGTGAACTAACCACGGGCTTGACTAAGATTCTCTAGGCCAACCGGGAGTATCCCCATCTGCAATGTTCAACCGCGCCCAGTTGGAACACCTATTGGATAAGGCGATTATTACGCTTTATTTCACATAGACCAACTGGCCATTCAGAGAAAGCTAGCTCGGTTACCAACCGAACCCACTAACTCCTTCAGGTGCGGGATAAGCACTGCTGATAGTGTAATCAGCAGCTACTAGCTACAGACTGAAAGTCTCGATCGGGGGGTCAGCTAATAACTACCTCCGGTAGTGTTCGCTTCTACACCTTGGATTTTACTCCTTGGCTGAATCCCGAAATACTTCTTCCAGCATGATCACTACTACAAGTAGTCTCGTGTTTGGGGTCGTCCCTTTCGGGCTTCTACACCAAAGATTTTACTCCTTGGTTGAATCAAACACTACATCTTTTGCAGTAGTGGCTCTCGCCACTGACTACATAGAAGATTGACACTGAAAGGCCGTAGCCAGTGAGTGCCCAACTCCTAAGATAGCCGGGTAACCCAGGGGGGATCTCCTCTCGG